TGCTAAAGTTTCTATTTCATATCCTTTAACATATGCTTTACCAGGAGATAATCCTGCTGCTAATTTTGTAGTGTCTCCGCCATTTGCTGATGTGTAAATACCTCTATTGTTACCTGAACTCAAATGTTCTCTTATATCTAAATCAAAATTTCTAACAGCATAATCACCTGATTCGTCAAATGTTCTACGAGCAAAAGTATCTTCTAATACAGCGTAATCTGTAGAACGAACTTGATTTTGTCTGATACCATTTTGTAGTCTTAATAATTCTACAAAATTTGCGTCTTCGGTACTTGTTAAAGTTTTCTTAGTTAATGTTAATTCTATTTTAAATCTGTGAGCACCTGGAGCATTTGTATTAGAAACACCTTGTGCATTATCGTTTAAAGAAACGTCATTGTTGGGTGTTACAAAAGATTCTGTAATTAATAAACCTACTCGGTAAGATGGAGTATCTGAGTATTTGTCTAAGATTAAAGTTTGTTGATCTACATTGACATAAAATCCGTTGATGTAATATGTACCTGATGCTATACTTGCTGCTGAACCTGTTGCAGTTGTATTTACAACAGCTGTAGGTGTACCAGAACCACTTGATGTTAAAGTTTCACCGTCTGTAAATGCAGTAGAATTATTAGAAGTACCAGAGTTAGTATATTTTACAAATAAAGTATCTGGATCAGCACCATCAGTAGCAACAGCGTTTACACATAATGCTGTTAAACCTGAAGTACCTCCAGTCAAAACTGTTCCAATATAGGACGATAAAGAACTTGCAGATTTTGAAGTTAATTTTACAGCGTAATAATTTAAATCAAAACTGATTTCACCAGGAATAATCATTGCACCTTTTTCAAAAAGATGATCTCCTACTTTTTCAATTTGATTTTGTAAGATAGTTTGTGATTGTGTTAATTCTCTCGCCTGAACAGCAAATGCTGGTCTAAACAATATCCTATGAAACTTTTTACTTTCGTTAAAGTCATCATAGTAAGGTGAGAGGTTAAAATCAGTTGGACTTGGCATTAATATCCTCTATGTTTAAAATTCTATAATCAGTTTAATATTTTCAGTTTGATCTACAGCTCTTGTAATTGGTGTTCTATTTTCTACATACAAAACATCTCCAGTATCGTGGTCAATTTCAGGAACAGAATATCCTGAAGCAAATATTACGTTATTAACAGTTGCTGAAACAGATGTGTCAGGAGTACCTGTTGCACTTGAACTTTGACCTGTAATTACGTTTGCACCGCTAAAATTAACTAAATCTCCGTTACTGTCAACGCCAGCATCATTATGTCTTGTTTGTATATAATATAAAATATTATTTACAGAATCCCATTCAACAACTTTTCCTACAGCACCTGTTGTTGATTGATTAATTTCTTCATCAATTGTAAACGTACCTGGAGTTGGTGAAGAGGCAATCTTAACTGCTTTTGTTAATCTTGCAGTAGTAGATGTTACAGCTGAAGAACTTTTTGTTGGATCTCTTAATAATACAATTTTTCTAAAATCATTTACAGCAGAAAAATCACCTGTATTTGCAGATTCAGTTCCTTCAATACTAGTGTTCAACATTACAAAGAAACCACCTAATTCTTCTATTGCATTTGCACCGTGACCACCTTTTGGGGGAATAATTACATCTAATTCTGCACCAGTTAATCCTGTTGCACCAGCAGAAACTATTTGTGCATTACTAACTGTTGCAAAAGTATAATCCGTACCTGGAGTTGTAACAGACACAGAAGTTACAGAACCGCCTGAAACCGTAACCGAACATTTACCTCCTGTTCCGTCTCCGTGAATATCTATGTTTGTAAATGTACCGTTTGTACCACCTGATCCAGCAGTTTTAATTTTAATTACATCTAATGAACCATTTGATGCTGATGAAATTACGTTTGATTGATCTGTACCAGCATTTGCATTTGTAGCAATAGCCATAAAATCAGTTGATAAGAAATTTGATTGTTGAGCAGCAGATAATGTGTACATAAATTTCCATACATATCCGTCTGAGGTAGTAATTGCAGTTGTAGATACTCCTGTAGGTTCATCACTTACAGTTGCACCTCCATTGTTATCTAAACATTTATAAACGTTTCTATCTGATGTTAAAACATAAAAAGTAGAATCAAATAAACTTGTTGCACCACTCGTAGATGTAACTCTTGTTGAAGTAGAGCCTGTTGTATATTCACCATAGTCGTGTCTGTAAATATCATAAACAGTTCCTGATGTCCAATTTCTTCTTGGAATTACAAAAGAAATGTCTGAACCTGTAATTCTTTTAGCAGCAATCAATTCGTCAAAAGTATAAAATTCATTAACTACTGAATCTCCTGGAGTTGTAGGATTTGAATCTGTACCCTCATAATCAGTACGACTATCTGCTCTAGTTAAAGTACCCCAAGGTTGAGGTCTTCCAATTCCTAGATAATATACATTATTTGCGGGTTCTGAGAAAGACTCGTGGAATTGTTCCGCATTGTTTATTCTAAATTTGTTTGTTATAATTGCTGGCATTTGTTATTCCTTATTATATTTATAATCATTTTTATGATCCTGCACCATAAATTGTTTTAACTACACCTCCAGAGGAGTTTAATATTTGTAGAGATACAGCACTTGTAAACTGCGTAGAACTTATCGATCCTGGTGTTACTGAAAACTCTGTTCCTGTAAGTGTTAAAGATTGACCTGCTGTATATGCAGGTGTTTTTGATATTTGTGAAAACATAATTGCTGTTGTACCAAAAGTAATAGTACCTTGAGTATTCATTACATATAATTCACCAGCACCAGTATCTCCTTCTCTTACAAAAAAAGCATCCCCTTGGCCTAAAGCATCAGGATCAGAAGCACCATAACTATCTGTATCAGTTGTTCTTGTTAATACCCAAGCAGTAGAACCATCACCTACTGTTGATACATAATACACACCATTGTGAGCACTATTTGTTTGAGTATATACCAAAACTCTATCGTTTACAGATAGAGAAATTCCGTCTATTGTTATAGCTGCTAAAGTGCCTGTATTTGTTAGTGTTGCACCTACGCCTGAAGTACCATTATCATATGAAGCATTTAAATTTGAAATAGATTCTACTCTTACAGAATCGTGATAATGAATACCAGCAGCAGCAATATCATCAACATAAGTTTTAATTGCTTTTGCTGAGGCAAGAGTATTATCACTTGCTGATACTGAACTAATGTCTGTATCTATTACACCAGACGCAAAATCAGCAACTTCAATGTTTGATATTGAGTTACCTGTACCATTTGCGTCAAAAGTTTTATTTGTAAATGTTACAGTAGAACTTGCTAGGTCACTAATTTGTGATGAAGTTATAGAAAGAGCTGATTGGTGTTGTGTTACCGAACTTTGAGTTATGTTTGCGTCAGGTACGTCTGCCCAAGTAACTGAAGATGTTAAATCATTAGTTTCAGTAATTGAAGTTAAGTATCCTGCGTCATTTGTCCATTGACTTATATTACCTGATTTATTTGTTAAAGTATCTGTACTTGAATCTGTGATATAACTTGAAGTTAAAGATGTTCCATCACCAAGTGTTGTATAAATTTCATTAAAGTTATCGTTAATTAAATCACCAGTATCTCGTAAAGTTGATCCTGTGCCGTCGTTTGCTACTGTTCCTATGTTGATTGTCTGTTTTGCCATAACTTTCTCTATCTATTTATATGTTATCCTACATCCATTGTTGTGTTAGTAGAATCAAATGTTATTGAAGTTTGATCCATTGTTTGTTGAGATATAACACCAACCTGTGCAGGAATTGTAAAGTTTGTTTTAAGTTTTCTTCCGTCAGCGTTTGAAGTCATTAAGAAAATTGCATTTAAACCATCTAAAGATGTTCTAGTTCCTTGAATTTTAATATCATTTAGAACCTGAATTGTAATACCACTACTACTAAATGCATTATTTGCTGTAATACCAAATGCTGTGTTTACAAATTTGTCTATTGTTCCAAATCGAGGACCTGCATAAGCAAATCCTTGTCTAACATTTGTTACTCCATTTAATAAATTAGGTAAGTTTCTTCTAACTCTACTTACATAATCTATAGTAATAGGTTCTGTTTTTAAAGTTACATCTCTAGTATTTGGTGAAAAATGTTCTGATGTCCTTGCGTCAAAATCTACTGATACACATAATTTAGGATCTGGTCTTAAATATGTTCCATCAGTTTCAGTTCCTAATCTTCTACCAATTATAGTAGAGTATAATTTTGTTAGTATTGATCTTAAAATTTCTGTAATTCCAGAATTAATTCCAGTAATTCTTCTAATTTGTAAATTTAATCTACTTGTTAAATTAACTTGACCTGTAAAATAAAAACCAGCTGTGTGCATTGTTTTTTTAAATGAATCACGCCAGTTATTAATTGATTGTCCTACTTTTAATACATAAGAGAAATCCTGATAGTATAAACTATCTTGTATTTTCATTGTTGACTCTGAAACAAATCCATCTTCATTTAAAAATTTACCGTCTGTGTTAGCAACTGATACAACATCTACTGTTGCTGTAGCAACATCTAATTTAGTTAATGTGGATGATCCTCCACTAGAAGACGTTACAGTTTCATCAATTAAAAATGTATTAGTAACATCTTTTACTTTCAATGTATTGGTATCACTATCAAAACTAACAATCGTTCCTGTAGCACCTGATGTACTACCAGTGATACTATCATTAATTGAAAAATTACCTGTTACTGAAGTTAAAAGTAAATTTTGTCTAAATGTTAATGTAGGCGGAGATGGAGTATTTTCATATCCCTCTCCTAATTCATTTGTTTTTAATCCTATAATTCTACCTATTTCAGAACCATATGCAAGTAAGTTTGCACCTGATCCTGTAGAAGAAGTAATTGTTACAGTAGGTAAAGATATGTACCCGTCACCAGGATTTGTTATATAAATGTCTGTAATTTCTCCAGAGCCTGTTCCACTTTCTTGTACAAGTTTATTTCCTGTGTATGAATCTCCTCTTGTTGTTTCATCTTCTAAAACAATATGATCATCAACTGTGGATGATGAAGTTTCTTGTGTAAATCCTCCGCCAACAACTGAAACAAATCCAGAAGCATTAACACCTTGAGTTCCTGTATTATTAAAAACTAAATTATCTCCTACTGAATATCCTGATCCACTACTATCTACAATTATTTCAGTAATACCTCCAGACCCAATATCATTAATAGAAAATCTAGCGCCAGTACCACCGCCAGTAACAGAAATTAAATCTTCGTAAGAATATAAACTACCATCATTATTAATTGTTTTTATTCCAGGTACACCAGTAATTGTTGCTTTGATGAAATAATCATCGGAGTCTAAAGCTGTACCTCTAATTTCTTCTCCAGTTATAAAGGTTCCATTAATTGATCCATTATTTACTATAAATTCAGAAATTTCTTGTGATCCAATAAAAAATTTTTTTATCGTTTCTATAATAGCAGTTGCACCTGAAGATTGTCCTGTAATTCTACGACCAACTAAATCTGAAGTGTTTCCTGTTGTTGCAATTGCTCTTAAAACTTTTTGTGTATCCCATTGTCCATCAGATACACGTAACATTTGAGTACGTGGATAAAACGTTTCTGAAACATCATTAAATAATATTCTAAAAAATAATTCGTGCCCTTTATTTGTACCTTTTAAACGGTACATTGATTTTATATTTTTGATTAAATTTCTTTTATTTAAATCAGTTGTTAAATTTTCAGGAATTGTTTTTAAAAACTCATTTCTAAACTGTGTTAAAAAATTTGAAATAACCTTATCAGGATCTCTAAAATTTGTTAACTGTTGTATAGTTTGAACTGGATTAGGACGATAATTATTTACAACCGCTTGTGCATTTGATAAATTGCCCGTAATAGTTTCTCCGACTATAAATTTATCTTGTGCTGATATATAAATTCTATTGTTATTTAAATCTTCAGAAATTACTGTTGATGTTGCCTTTGAAGTTGCACCTGTAATAGTTTCACCAACTGTAAATTTACCATAGGAAGAATCTTCTAATATAATTTTATCGTCAGCATCTAATTGTGTTTTTTCAGAACTTATTTTACTTCCGTTTAAAATTAAATTAAAAGAAATGCCAGTTTCATTTTCTAGTAATATACCATCTGTAGATTCTACACTAGTAACCTGCAACTCGGCAGATTCCATAAATGTAAAATAAGTTTTTAAAAATTGAGCAAATTGTGGGTGGTCGTCAACTACAAAATCTGGTAATTGACTATTAATGAGCGTTGAGATTTTGTCATTAAATTTTGCCATCGAACATTAATAACTTTGTGAAGTTGTGTAACCAACACCTGCCTCGGCAGAACCTCCAACAAACGTATCTTCCTCAACAGTTATGTTTGAATTTTGTATATCTATTTCAATAACTTGATTTCGTACAGGTACAACATCATTTGAAGCAGGTGTAACTGTTAATTCTATAACAGTTGAACTAGCACCTCTTATATTTGAAATTGAAGAAACATTTAATGAGTTAATTGTTATTTGTCCTGTTGCATAATCAATCGTGCCTTGTGATATATCTGCATATGTTCTAATTCCGCTAACTAGATAATATCTTCTAACATTTCCTTGTCCATCATCATCTAAAAACATTTCATTATCGTTTCCTGAAACTTTAAATCCAGTAGAAGATAAAATTGGTTCGTGTCCTGTATGCGGATTATAGATTGCATTTCTAAAGTACACATCATACTTTGTAGATATTCCTATAGTAGGTGTAAAGGATTTTCTAATATCTATAGTTGTAATATTTGATAAAATAGAATTATCAACATCATCAATTAATCCTGTTAATTTAGAATATCTAAACACACCATCAAATTTTTGCAAAGTGTTTGTATTATAATTTGAGATAGTATCAATTATTTCAGATTTTAAAGTATCAGCAGTTTTAGAAGTAGATTTTTTGTCATATTTTATATTTGAGTTCAATAAAATAGATGTAGTTTCAGGATCAATTATTTCTGGTCTAACAGACGCTACATTGTAAGATTGTAAAGAAGAAATAATATTTTGTTTAGTAGCATTTGTCAATGTAGAACCTGAAGCGGCCTTAATACTAATTTTTACAACACCGTAAACTGGAGTTTCATCATCTTCACCTCCCCAAGCACTTATTGATAAAGCATTTGGATAAATTGATCTCACAATTGTTTCGTAATCTGTTGTTGTAACAGCACGATCTTGTGATGTGTATTGTAATGGTGCATTAAATCTAATTGACTCTTTTGTTTCTGGTTCAGAACCGCCTTGTGCTGATGAATTTGTTGAAACAGTTACATTTGAAAATCCACCAATTGATCCTGATAAGTTAAATGTAGAAGAACCATTTGATTCAGTTTTGTTTGTAACAATATATTCTAATATAACAATATTACCATCTGATAATTTATTTCCAATAACACCATCACCAAAATAAACTTGAAACTTTCCTGTATCAGTTTCTTGTAAGAAATAAACTTTAGATGTACTTGTTAAACTTTTTAATCCTGTTGCAAGAGTGTAAGTAGATGTTGAAGTATCAGCAGCTGAAGTTTGAACCGTAACTTTTAAAGTTGACGTATCAGCATTAACACTTGGTATAATAAATTTCTGATCTGTGTCTGTACTATCAACAGTATACCTAAAATTAACTAAAGTACCTTCGTAAATATTAACATCTGAAAATCTGTAAACACCATTTGATGGAGTAATTGTAATGTCTTGGTTTGTAACAAACTGATAAGATGTTCCATCTAATGTAGAAGTAAATGCTGTTCCTTTATTCATTGTAACAGTTGGAGCAGTTGCATTATTTAAAACTATATCTATGTTTGCAATAGGAGATTTTGCTGATGATGGAGTATATCCTAACATCTTTGCTAATGAAACAATATTTTTTCTTATGTCAGCACTATCCAAATATAATTCGTTTGCTAACATATTAGCATTAAATCCTAAGTAATGTGTATTATATGCTAGTGTATCTAATAGAATTGAAAATCCTGATCCTTCAAAATTATAATCTGAAAATTCTGGTTGATCTTGTAAGAATGTTCTTAAATTACTTTTGATTGCGTCAAAATCTAAATCCGAAACTGTAAGTTTATTACTTGCCATTTTATCTTAATCTTTCTAAAAATGTTTCTACTGTAACTGGTTCAGCAACACCAACTATATAAAACATAATTTTTAAATGATAACTATTTCTATCAAGGTCAGGTCTTGCTAATACTTGTACTAAATTAACCCTTGGTTCAAAATTGTTTATAACTTCAGCAACCTTTCTTTGCAAATTAAGAGCAGTTAATGGTGTCATTGGTTCAAATAACATTGCTCTTACGTCACTTCCTATTTCTGGATGAAAAGGTCTTTCATAATGATTAGTGTTAATTAAATTTCTAACACTTCTTTTGACTGCCTCAACGTCTGTCAACTTATTAACGTCATTTGTAAT